TGTGCTGCCGCTGCATCTGCTGCTGCTTGCTGTTGTGCTGCCGCTGCTTGCTGTGATCCTGGCTGTTGTGCTCTCCACTGAGCTATTCCGCTATTAATATAGTTCTGTCTAAATTGGTGCCATTGATGGTTTCCTTTCAGTTCTCCCCCACCTTGTGCTCGCCATGCGCCCATAGCTTCTCGCCCTAATTGACGTCGCATTCGTTCTTCTGACCCACGCGGCCCACCTCCTTCACCTTGATAACCTCCAGGACCAGTAACCAAACCACGTTTAGGGGTCATGCGACCACCTCTTTCAAAACCAATTCGTCCGCCTCTCTCAACGGCAATTCGTCTGCCTCTAGTCGAATAGTCTAGATATGTCGGGTCATAATACTGATTATTAGCATAGTCTGTTGCCATAATTCCTCCAGAATCGCTGCCTCCTCTTCTTCCTCTTTCGGCATATGTTCCTGCATCTAGCGCTGCCTGTTCCAGTCCTGCTAGTCGTGTTGCTGCTTGTTTTTGTTGCCATTCGCGTAGTAACCTTGCATGCGCCTGCTGTGCCAACATTCTTGCGTTACTTATATCTTGCCCTGTATAAGCGGGTGCCAGACCATAGTAATCTGTATACTGTGAAGGTAATGTAGCCCATCCTGCTTCTATTGTCGGTGCCTCAGTTGCAGTGCCTTCCTGTAATTGAGATAAGAGTGTGCGTCCTTGTGCTAACCTTGCTCTAGCTGCTGCTTGTCGTTCTTGCCGTATTCTTGTATTCTCGGCAATGCCTTGACCATTATAACCTCCAGGCCCAGTGACTAAACCACGTTTAGGTGTTATATGTCCACCTTTAGCCGCATAAGCTATCGGTGTTGGGTCATAATACTGTCTGTTAGCATAATCTGTTGCCACAATTCCTTCCATCATTCCTGGAGCTGTTTCTCCAGCGGTCATGTACTTTAATGGATCTTCAGGTACATAACTTTTATGCCCTCCTTTTCGCTCTAATGAAAGTTCAGGACCCCACACCAAACCTCTCATATCCATATCAAGCATTCCTCCTAATATTCCACTTACACCAATAGAGGGTAGTGCTCCAAACTGAGCAACTCTTTCACCTTCATGCATTACAACATTTTTTTGGGGAAGAAATCCTTTTTTAAAATTTTTGAGACTTACCTTATCCGGATTAATTTTTTTATTCGGATTAATTTTATTATACTCTTTTATACGATCATAAAGTCGAAGAACGTCTGTGTATTTTATAGGTTTCTTTTCAGATTCGTCTTTCTTGATTCTTTGTGCGAATATCTGTCTATCTCTTTCTGGAGCAAGTCTGGTCTTATCTACCTCTGCGTCTGTTTTTTTCAAATCAGCAGAAATATCTCTTTCAGCCAGACGAGCAATATTTGCCATACCTTCTGCAGTAGTACCTTCGGCACCATAACCACTTCCCTGTCCTTTGCCCATTCCTCCTGTTGCAGCTTCGCCACCACCGGTTCCTTGAAAACCTCCTGGTCCACCATAATCAGGCATTATTTAACTCCCCCATTTGGCTTCATAATATTAGCTGTAGTTTTTTCCATATTGGCTGTAATCTTTTCTGCTTTGTCCATAACACGATTGATACTATCTTTTTCTAATTTCTCAGCAGCGATAGCTGATCTAATAGCTACAGCATCTTTTTGTTGATCAATTTTTTCACGGTCAACTTTAGTATTGGTATCTAATTTTGTTTTCTCAAGACCAAGTTTTCGATTGGCTTCTTTACCCTTACGAATCTGATCTTCTTTTCTTAAAGCAAGTTCATCTTTTTTCAAATCAACCAATGGATCAGTAGAAGAGCTTTCTAATAAATCTTCATACTTAACTACAAACTCTGCAATCAAATCAGCTTCACGTTCTGCAACTCTCTTTTGCATTTCCTGCATCATTTGTTGCTGCTTTTGTTGCATTTGTTGTTGCATCATTTGTTGTTGCTGTGGAGGCATTTGTTGCATTTGTTGCATTTGTTGTTCCATTTCTTCTTGAACTTCTTCTTGTACGTTTTCTTGAGCTTTGAGCGAAATATGCTGCATAATGTGTCCCTGTAAATTTGCCATAATGACCGGACTTTGCTTAACAACTGAGCTGTGCATCATTGAAAAGTGTGATTCAATATGAGCATCATGTTGTTGTCCTTGAAATGCCTGTGCGGGTGCGCCTGCAAGCATCTCTGAATTTTCAGTTGCTGGATCTTTAGGTTGTGGTTCTTGAGGTGGAGGTAACATCGCTTCAATGTTTTGTACACCCATTGCCTCATACATTCTTCTATATGCCTCATGAATATTATGCATTTGTGGTGCAGCTTGCGCTAATTGTAATTGTTGTTGAGCAAGTGTTACTCTTTGTGTTATTGAAAAAATGTTTGGATCAGATACAGGTATTACATCAATACGATCATCAAAATCTTGTGCTTTGACAGATTGATTACCACCAACAATTTGATACGGATAAACTGGCGGTAACGTTTCTGCAAATAATTGTGCAAGTAATTTAAATTCTTTTCCTTGTGCTGAATGCATTCTTTTATGAATTGCAGACATAACTTTCATGCCACGCTCTAATAATGCCATCGTTGTACCAACAGGATTAACTTCATTACCTTCACCAAGTTTCATATCAGCAACAGCAGCAAATGATTTACCACTATCAATAACGAATCCTAATAAATTAAATAAAGTTTGTGATGGTTCTTTATACGGTAATGTCATCAGAGATGCTTTTAAATCACCGGCAGGTGCATCAACATCTCTAAACTCGCCTGGTACTAACGGTTGATCGTCGTCCCTGATGCGAAGACCACGAGCTTTAAATCCAGCAGGTAAATTAACAAGTGTACCTGCATCAATAAGTTGGCGTAATATGGATGTGGCAGTTTTTGTAAGACCACCCAACATATGAATAAGACCAAAACCATAAAAACCAAGACCAGGTAAAAATTTATAATGAACAAAATATTGTTTTTTAATTTTAAGTGGATTCTGTTCATCCCAGTTTCTTCTAATTGATAAAACTTTATTAGAGTTCTCTTCAATGGTTATAATGTAAGGTAAACTGATTCCAGTTTCTTCGCCCGCTTCGTTAGTGTCTTCATAACCTGGAAGATCAAGTTCGGTGTGAATCTCAAGTAAGGTATAAATATCATCTTTTGTGTAAACTCTTTGTTTGCCTTCAATCTCATCAACTTTAGATTGTACAGTACTTGGATCATCATCAGGTGGAGTGCCAACTTCAACGTCACGATAAAAACCAGATACTTGAAATTTCCTTAAGTCGTTGGCCATCATCTTTACGACATGAGTAACTCGCGCGCAGGTAATTAAATCTGTGGCTTGATAAGGAACCACTAAATCTTCAGACGATACAAACTTTGCAACTGGTCTACCTAGCGTATTATCAAAATAAACTTTACGAAACGCCGAACCTGACAAGGGTAAGTGAAAAAGCATTTGATCAAGTTCGGGTTCGTATTCTTCCATGATGTGGGTCAGTTGGAAATTCATAAATTCTTTAACACGATTAGATTGTGCATCAATTTGTGGATTAGTTTCGCCCATAATTTGTGTTTTTACAGGACCACCTGCAGGATATAATTCTTTATAAGATTGAGCTTGAAACTGTGTTACTGATTCTGCAAGTAAAGGGTGCGATACTCCTGATGCTCCTGGAAAAGGACTTGTTCGATCATTATATTTCATGCCTAATAAATCTAAACCTTCAGCATAAGTTGAGGCCCAATCGGCACGGGAATCTTTATCACCTTCATAAGCATTAGAAAGTTCTCTTGCAATGACATCAAGATCACCATCACTTAATTGTTCAGCTAAATTTTCATTATGTCCGCCCATCATTGGCTGAGCTGGACCTAAATTTATGGTTGCACCGCCATCAGCATCTAATTGTGTGTTGTCTTCTGGTAATTCTACTTCTTGCGCTCTTATATCGAACTTCATTTGTTCTTTAAGCGGCATATCTCTATCTATTGGCATTCTAAACTCTCAGTGAGGCTACGCCCTCAGTAATTGGTAAACCTTTTCTTTTTTCACTAAATGGACCCATTGTTCTAAATTTAAAATAATCTTCTTCGCCAAGTAAGTTCCCATACTTACCTAACCAACTATCTAATTCCATCCAATGTGCATCTTCCATTGCACCAATCAAAGTATCCCCCATATGACTTGCAGTTTTTAAACCACCTTGTGCTTCAATCTCTCTAAATAATTCTTCTTCACCACCAAGGTCAAAGTCAGGGTCTACTACGCCCTCATCATCAGTCCCTTGAGCATAACCAATGCGTCCACCGTTGGCCGCCGTGTTTAGACCTCCAACACCTTGTTCAGAAGCACCCTCTGCTAGTTGTGCTAACATTTGTAATTCTTCATTGGTCAACGCTTGCTTGACAATTTCAAAACCTGCTTCACCCATGCTCATAATAATTTGCATGGCCATACTAATTTTTTTCTTCGGATCACGTTCTGCTGCTAACGCATTT